TATTATTATTATTATTAACATCATTAATATCATTAACATCATTAACATTATTAACATCATTAATTATTATAGTAGTTTTTTCATTCTCATCAGATTTTAAAATAGAATCACACAACATTTCTTAATTATTTAATTAGATTCAGTTTCTAGAGTAAGTTTATAGAGTAAGTGTCTAGAATAGGTGTCTAGAATAAGTTTCTAGAATCAGTTCCTGGATTGGAATAGCTAGTATATAGAAATGAAAAAATTAGTAAAATTAAACGCTAGCAATTAATATTGTTTTTCATCAGACTTTTTGGTAACATGCATCCTATACATTCCTCGCATTTCATTATCAGGATTATACCAATAGACTCCAATCATTGGTGCATAATTATTTCCTAGACGATCAGTTCCAATATATTGTTCGGTGGCACCGGGTGGAGGATTTGCAGAACGTAAATTATTATGAATAAGATTTAAATCAGAAGGCATCACCGGGATACTAGCCCACGCACCAGTGGCTTGGGGAGCATTATATAATCCGCCATTTGGAAGGGGCTCCGGAATTGCAACATCTTTACTAGAAGCCTGACGTTCGGGTGCGACTAGACCTTCGGTAAGTGTCTTATAACTACCACCATGGGGGGCATTTATTTCCATATAAGGACAATATCCAAGAGGTTGTAGATTATAATTTGGATTAATTGGTGTAACACTTAGTTTTGACATATCTGAGACAATCAAATTAATATTATATTTTTTTAATTTCTAACTTAAACACATATATTTTTTATTGAATTAAATACTTCAAATAAAAAGTTCAAAATAAATGCAAAATACAATGGGTCAAGATTTAATTAATAAATCATTCAGCAAAGTAGGACTTGTTCCTAGAAATGCAAATATACGGAATTTAATAAATGACTCTTATTATTTCGGTTATAAATGGAAAGACCGATTGAATAATCTAACCAATTATACCCACTATAGACCTATGTATAAATTAATTGTTAGTGAAAATTCATATGTTCTAGAGAAAATTACCACATATGTTGTAATACAGCATTTTAAAATAGTAAATATTGATGTTTACATATGTAATAGAATACCAAATGAATTGAAATTGACTTCAGACTATCAAGATAATATTGGTATTGTAGAACAATATATGTTAGATGAGGCAAATAAACATAACATAAGTAAATATAAATTTAAAATACTGGAAAATGAAAGTATATTTAGTGTAATGGATTCTAGTTATAATATAATTAAACATGATGGAATTCTAGAATCATCAAATGTGGATGGCTATAATAAATCATCTGTAAGCATATCATCCTTATTGGCAAATTTTATAGTTCCTAGTTCCTAGTTCCTAGCTAGAAAGAATACGAGGCTTATTGTCAATAATTTCTAATACTTGCATTTTTCTCTTTTTACTAGAGTTTTCATCATTAGTGAATGCTTTAGACATAGCTACATCACACCTCCATACACGACCTTGACATGTTGAATTTATACCTAGTTGTTTATTATCATGTACCTGCGGTGTATGGCCAATTGCAATATGTGTAGCTTTATTGTATGATAATGTATTATTATTTTTCTCATTATAAGTAGCAAGAATTTTATCTAGAAGTGCTGCCAGCTCATTTTCTGAATGTGTAGATTGTATTTCACCAAAGGTGCGAGACCATATTAAAGATGTAGGTATTCTAGCAGATGAATCATTATTCATTATCTTATCAAAATGATATTCTATACTAGTACCTCCACTAGAATCTAATCCAAGTAAATACATAGATGTGATAGTATTTATCAAATCTATATCATATGTTGCAAATGTAGATAACGTAGGACTACCATGACAAAATAGCCAATTGCCTATTTGTAGCAAAGTATAGTAATTCTGTGCCATAAAGTTAGAACAGATTCCGGTTGGACTAAATGCATAAAGTCTTTCCCGATATCCAACCGGCAAACTTTTAGATTTACGAGTTTCCCGTGTGCTTTTAAGTGTTCTAGAATGATATGGATATTTAGAATTGGGATAATAAACATGTGCTAAATGATTTTTGAAGGAATTAAATTCTGCACTGCTTACATAACTGAAATTACCTTCCACATTCATAATTTCATGATTTCCAATAATACAATGTACTGCACCTGCTAGCGGTTGTGCTTTCTGTGCAAGCTGATTTAAATGCCAGAAAAGATAAAATATCTCTAATGTAGAACCTTCATCTTCGTGTGCTTCTGTTTGCGATATTGAATTACTGTCCCATCTCCGAGGACGCACACGATCAATCTGATCACCTAGTTGAACTACTTGTGTATCGCCACCCGTCCATATAAGCGATCTATAAAATGCATCCATATTTTCTATAGATTTTATTTCTGGAGGGTTAATTGGCGCTATACATCCAGCTAGAATAAGACATTTAACCGCAACATCAAAATCACCGTGAATATCACCTATTACTATTATACGTCTTGCAGGTGGTAATGCGTGTAATTTGCGATGTGCTGTAGATAAATACTTACTTACACATTTATCATTATCATAATAAGTATGTATTAGCTTCTCTAGATAATCAGGATGCCTTTTATGAGAGTATCGCGTCTTCTTCTGATGTTGGTATTTCGCTTTTGATATATATCCATTATCATTTTTACTTTGACGATGATATGGAATATGTTTTCTAGTTTTATTTGTTTTTCCATATTCGGTTTTCATTGTTTTATGATGAATTGCACTTTGTAATAATTTTTCTTTGGTAATTGAATGATTTGATACCTGCCCTCCAGATAATTCACTTAAATTATTGGATAGCGGAGTATGTTTCGCAGGTGGATGCTTATTAGTATTCATATCTAGAATAAATACATAAAATAATCGCAATAATCAAAGAATCAAGGAATCAAAGAATCAAAGAATCAATTATAAATTCAAATAGGAAATAAGATTTTGAAAATATGGAAAAAAATGGTAATTATTGCAAAAAATTGATAATTTAAATTGTAAATGAGATCTAATATTTTTCACTTTCCAAGGTCTCTGAAAGTTCTTACCTGGTGAACAGTTAGATCTCCCCAAAATGACTGACGCATCTCGTGCTGAACTGCAACGCGCCCGCGAGGAACTAAAGAAGGCCGAACAGGCTATGGCCGCGCACAAGCATAATGCCCAGGGTGGTGGTGCTGAATGGCGTGGAACCTGGGATAATGGCAATTGGCGCGGCCATAATTCTGTTGACCTAAACAAAATTTACACCAATCTATATATTAAGGTACAAAAGGCAAATGAAAAGGTAGAACTAGCCCAAACAAAAGTTGACCCCTATCGCCGCGACCTTGATCCTATTATTGACCGTATGAAGGAACAACGCAAAACTGCGGGTGACGAGATAAATGCAAGGGCAAATTTTAATCCACTTTTTGATCGTCTAGTTATGGTTATCTATCGCAAGATGAATTACAAGGCTAAAGCAGCTAACGCAGGTAAATGTGAAGAAAGCCTGTGTATTTGCACACACTATTTTCAAAGTCGCAAAGTGCCGTGCGATTGTATAGCAGATGAGATCGGATTTTTAAGCCTATCTGATGCCAATGAAGAACGCCTTAAGAACAAGCGAGTTTGTTTTGTAGGAAACAAACATAATATTAGTGGTCCTAACTTGGGAAAACCAGTACGGGGTCCTGTTAAGCCCGGGAAAGGCCATTTGTATATTAAGCGTAAATGGGTTAAGGAAGGTAAGAATCTATCCGAGAAGTGCATACATTACTTTCAACTCCAAGATGAACCTGAGGATATAGTGCCGTGTGACTGCATTAAACGTGAAGGTTTGCTTGATGTCAATCCGGAGAACATCTGGATTAAGAATTCCTACTGTTTGGTCGATTCCAAACTGCCTATTACTATTTCACGCCAATACGAAATTACAGGCGTTTCATACCAAGGATCTGATAATCTAGGTTTTAAGTGTACCCATTATACAAATATAGAAGGGTGTGTACCTGGTGATTTTTGTGAACAATGCGATTGCTATGCAACTGGTGAGTTGTCAGAGAAGCTAAAGAAGTTCGATGCCCGCGGTCTAGTGGAAAAGCGCTTCTTTGGTGAGAAGTTCAATGCAATGTCTAAGATTACAATTTCACGTGTGACACGTGGTCTTATTCCACACCCAGAAGGTCATAGTTGTCTACACGAACGTGATGATGGTGGTAGTATGGAATGTGATTGTATTCCGACATTCAACAAGTTTACTGTCGAGAAGCTTGAGGATGTGGTTTATGAACTCTCGGAAGATATGAAGAAACGTCAGGCTGCAGGTCGGGTGATTCTAGTAGATGATGGAAAGCTACAGATTGGTGGCTTTTTCATGCACGTATTATTGCCTAGCTCCGGCGTTGATTCATACACGCAAAAGGCTACACCCTATGATGACGACAAGTATGTCATTTGACAAACTATTATCTAGATAGCGTTTATTTTTTTCTTAATAAATATAGAAAATTATTAAATATCTCAAGCATACAATAATAAATCTAGTAAATCTTAAAATCTAGTAAATCTTAAAAATGGAAGTGAATAATCCTCTAGACATACAAGATGCTGATAATATAGATTTTAATACCGAAGTATTAAATGAATCATCAGATGAATCATCAGATGAATCATCAGATGAATCATCAGATGAATCATCAGATGAAGCGCCCGATGGTAATGAATCAAATACTGAAACACACAATGAACGTGAACCATCCACCACTGATGAAAATGAAAATGAAGATGAAGATGAAGAAGACAAAACTAATCACGTTGTAGAACCAAATGAAATGGCTCTAGATGAACCTGGCCTTTTTTATAATTTGCTACATATTCTAGATGATATATATGTTTATGGTCGGACGGTAATTGAAAATAATTATTTTAACTTGTCCGACAATGTGGATTTCAACCTAGTGTATCCCAATATTTATATTGGCAACTATTCTACTTCTACTAACTTAGAATTATTACAGGGGCTAGGTATAACCCATATTATAACAGTGTTGCCAACTTTCAATCCTCCATTTCCAGAAAAATTCACATATCTACACGTGCAAGCATATGATGATGAGACCCAACATCTAGAACCTTTTTTCCAGCAAACTAATCAATTTATAAGTGATGCTTTAACCCAGCGTGGCAAATTACTTATTCATTGTATGGTTGGACGGTCTCGTAGTGTTAGTGTGTTCTTGGCTTTCATAATTCACGTGATGCAGGGGCATTTTAATCAATCATTAGTAGATACAACTAGCAGTAATGATGTAAGCAATGAGATTGAATATAATAAATTTATTGGAAAACATATTGGAAAACATATTGGAAAACAAACTAAAGTGATTACTGATAGTTTTGCATCTGTTAGATATGTTAATGCAACCCCCGGCAATAATGATTTAATGTTGCAAAATAATGAGGAAATATCTAGAGTAGAATATTTACAACCTGAATTTGGAAATAAATTTCGTAAGTTCATAAATTATAAAAAGGATTTAATGTTAAGAGAAATAGAAAAGCTTATAGAAAAATATAAAGCAGATAAATCGAATGATTTATATGTAGATATTTTAGCATATGTTAAAAAGCATAGAGTAATTGCATGTCCCAATGTATATTTCGAAAAGCAACTTAGAAATTTGTTGTATTTAGATAAGTAAAAATACATTTTTTAATGATATTCTAGAATGCTGGAAAGCTAGCATCAAAATTTATCAATAATCAAATCAGCGGGAATAGTATAATTACTTTTATATGATTTGTTAGTAGTGAATGTATCGGTAGTTATAATTTCCCGACAGAAGAAATTACCCCAATATGGTATGCATCTTTGTAAAATATATTTATGTGGTATTTCCTCTGCGGTTATAACACCGCGTTCCGGATTCTCTAGCATCCATTCTATACCTGCTAGAATAGCAATTGCAACTTGTAATTGTGTTGCATTAACGCGGGTTTCGGAACCTAACAATTTAATTGTTTGCTCGTTGGTAAGAACTGTCCCACACCAGAACTTACGACCATCTCGAAAATATACATATGCACCTAGAGAATCAAATGAATCCTTATTAATGACATCGTGTTGATTAAAAACATAGTATTCACTAGGTTCCTTGTATCCACGCTGTTGAATATCTTGAAGACACTTTTGACTTATAGGTGAAGAAGAATAAACATAACTGAGTCTAGGAACATAATTACCTAGAGACATATATTCGGAAAGTGAAACAACTTCAAAATGCGTTATCATACGACCGACATATTCAAATGGCGTTCCATCAGGATAAAGGCAAATAGAATTGGTCGTACAATCCATTGATTTATTAACAGGTGAATAATAAATCCGTGGATTAAATTTGGACTTAAGATATCCAGGAACAGGGGATTCGGAAGAAATAAAACTAGCGCATAGTGCCTCCGCAACATAACCGTGGCTAGACCACGAATTAATCATCCATCCTGATGTGAATTCTGTATTAGTTATTTGATTATCATATTCGCTTATATGACCTATATCTACAACCTCGCTAGCTATATTGTTTATGTTTATCCCTTTGCCATCGCATCCGGTAATGATAGTATCTAGCAAATCAGGCCTATAGGTGCGGCAATAGGTCTCAATAGCCTGATACATTAAAGCAGATATGGCACCCGGGTTCATACCCATACTATGCAAAATAGTAGGATTTGGGATAGGTGGTATATTACAGATGGCATCGTGTAAGCATATTTCTTGATAATAAAGAGTTGTTTTCTCGGGGTCAATATTGCTTTCATCTTTATTATATTTTTCAAGACTAGAATTTATATACATTGAACCTGCACACTTACAAAGGATTATAATGGGCATATCCTTAAATAAATCTATGGGAAAAATAATATTCAATTTTATTTTTTAAATATATAAATGAAAAAAAAAATAATAAAGTAATTAAAACAATATAAAGAAAATTAAATCTACTACTT